TTTGTGCCACTTTGTGCCCGTAACATTTTCCTACTCGCAAAACTTTGCGCGCTCGGCACGGGGTTTACCCTTTAGGGTAACCCGCCGAGCCGCAATGCGCTGTGCCAATCCGTGTGCCACCAGGCATTACGCGTAAAGTTTTGCGCCATCGTGCAATCCGATTCGATTCCCGCAACGCGCAAATTTTTACGTGTTCAATGCGCAGCGCATTCCAGGATCGAGAGCGCGGGCCGTCGGCGGATCTGGGCGAGTCGCGCAGCGCATTGCCCGCCCCGATCGTGAGTCGCGCAGCGCATTGCCCACCCCCGATCGCGAGTCGCGCCAGGACGTGCGCAGGGAGCTCACCCCGGCGGCGCAATGCGGTATGCCGGACGCAACCCGCGCGCGGCGTGGTGGGCTCGACAATGCGCTACGCGGTGCGCGTGCAGCGCGTGGCGGGTTGCGCATTGCGGGAGGGGGTATACCCCCGGCGAAAGGGACCCGCGAACCGCGCGACCAAGGGACGGCTATATCGACCGCGTGCGAGGCGTTTTTCCAAATCCGACTCGCCCTGCGCACTGCCGCTTCGCCATGAAAGGGACCCGCAAAACGTTGCGCGTTCAGAGACCCGCAAAAATCCCGCAAAAGGGACCCATTGCCAAGAGCCGCAAAATCACCCCATAATCCAGAAAAATTTCAAGACCCTGCAGCACCGGAGCACTTATGGGACGGAGAAAATCCCGCGACGACTGGGACGACGAGGACGACGGCAACCTCCCCGTGACTTATGGGGACGACACCGCGCCCGTCTTTTCCGCGCGCGACATCCAGGACATCATCGAGGCGCCGCTCGACTCCAAGGCGCAGCAGAAAGCGGACCAGGCTCGTGTCCGTAAAGCCTTGATGTACCTCGCGAAAGGTAATGTACACCGCGCGCAGGCGTGGCTTGATCGTGTTGCGCAGGAAGACCCGGCGCGCGCCATCGACCTGTGGCTCAAGATGCTCAAGTTCACGGTGCCGGAGCTCCGCGCCGTCGCGGTTGACCTGCACGCCACGACGGACGCCCAGCCGACCAAGCTGAGCATCGCGGACCTCGAGGAGTTCCTGCGCAGCCAGAACATCATCGAGGGGGAGGTGGTCGAAAAATGAAGCACTTCTACATGCTCGACGGGCGCAGTGTGTGGTGGCCGGCGGCCAGTGCCGCGGCGCTGCGCTTCGGGTATCACGTCGCGCGCGTCGTGGGCGACGAATGGCGCGAGCGCAAGTTGCGCAATGCAGTTGGATTCGTGCGCCCCGATGCGCATCCCGCACGGCTCCGTGTGCACCAGGCGGCATATCACGCGATGAGAGCTGCCGGGCTGCGCATGGTGCAGGACGACGCGCAGATCGACCTCTACGAGGACAAGCGGGGCCAGACGGCGCGCTGGGGCCGGTTCATGCCTGAGACGCGGGTGTTCACCACCATGACGGATGCGGTCAACTTCGTGAGGGAGTGCGACTACCCCCTCGTGAGCAAGGCCGACGTGGGTGCTTCGTCGGTAAATGTGCGGGTGCTGCGCACGCGGCTCGAGGCGACCCGGCACGTTCGCGAACTGTTCGGCCGCGGCGTGCCGGTGCGCCACTGCTCGGGCGGGGCCGTGTCGCGCCAGAAGGGCTACGCGCTGCTCCAGCGGTTCGTGCCACACGACGTGACGTGGCGGGTGAATGTGATCGGCGCCGGGCGGGCCGTGTTTCGCCGGTTCAACTACAAGAACAAGCCCGTTGCGCAGACCGGCAACGTGGCGGCTGTCACGGCGATGGACGAGACGGTAGAATCAGTCCTCGAGTTCGCGGACGAGGTGGCCCGGACGATTGGCTCCGGGTGGGTGGCACTGGACATTCTGCAGGAGGGCGATTCGTGGAGACTGCTGGAGACGAGCCTTGCATGGCCGTGGAACGAGAAGGACCATGCGGGCACGCCGATCTTCCGCACGGACTTCACCTGGGGGAGCCTGTGGGACTGCATGTTCGACCAGATCGAGAGCGGGCATTTAGCCGCGTCTTCGTCGTCTACCTCGCCCTGAACATGACGGTCTGCGCCGTCGTGTTCATCCCGTGGGCGCTGCCCCGGGAGACGATCTCCGGCTTCATGGGGCGCATGGCGGCGCGCGGCTCGCGACTGGCCCGCGCCGCGGCGGTCGTCATCGACCTGTTTCACTGGTGGGAGCCTGGGCACTGTCACGACGTGCACCTGTGCGAAAAACGGGCGAGAAGGGAGCTTTACCAATGCGAGTTGTAGCGCACCGCGGCGACACCGAGGCAGGCCCCGACAATAGCCTCAAGGCAATAGAGGCGGCCCTGCAACTTGGCGTCGCCGGCGTCGAGTTCGACATCCAGTTCGAGGCCGACTACCCGTTCGTCGGGCATGACCCCGACCACTTCGGGGAGCACCTGAGCGAGGTGGTGGAGCTGTTCCTGCGCTACCCGGGACCGACGGCCTTTGCCGAGGTGAAGCCCGAGTACATGACAGAGAAGGGGCTGGAGACGGTTCTGGAACTGCTGGCGCCGGTCAAGTCCCGCACTGTCATCACCTGCTACCAGCGTGACCCGCTGCGCACGGCCCGCGCTGCCGGCTGGCGCATCGGCTGGGTGGTCTACGAGATCCACCAGTCAACGAAAGCGGAGCTGCGCGAGCTGCGCCCTGAGTTCGGCATCACGGACTGGCAGAACTTGAAGGACCGGCTGCCCACGGGGATTTGCCAGTGGGTCGTCTACGACGTGCGCTCGATTGAGACGGCCCGGGACATGCGCAGCGCCGGAGCGAAGTGGATTCAGAGCAAGAAACCGAGGGCGCTGATGTGACCGACTTGACCATCCTCTGCACGATGTGGAAGGGGTGGCAGCCCATCTACGACGCCAGCCACGTCAACGCAATGGGCAGGATGCTGGACAAGCATATGCCCGGGGTCCGGTTCGTCTGCTTCACCGACGCGCCGACCGGCATCAAGTATGAAACGGCTCCCTTGCCTGCAGTGCACCGGCTGCCGAGAAAAGGGCCGCGGAACTGCTTTTTGCGGATGTGGTACTTCTCGGCGGAATGCGCTGAGCGGTTCCAGGGGTTCCTTATGAATATCGACCTGGACGCGCTCGTCCTAGACTCGCTCTGGCCCGCCGTGACCGGCGCTGACTTCCAGATTCTCCGCGCAAAGGTCTGCCCATACAACGGGGGTTTCTGGACACATCGCGCCGGCACCAGGACGCAGGTGTGGGACAACATGACCCAGCACAACGTCGGGCAGATGTACCAGCACCCCGATGCGCGCCGCTGGGTTGGCAGCGACCAGCGGTGGCTGGCATACACCTTGCCGGGGGCGCCGACCTACGGCGAGGAGCATGGTATCTGGTATGGCCACATGCCAATCAAGAAACCCGAACCGGATCATGCGACGGCGAAGAAACTGCTGGCTGAGAACCGTGTGCTGTTCTTCCCCGGGTCGCCCGGCGTGAAGCCGTGGTCCGACACGGTGAAGAAAGTCTGTCCGCCCATGCACGAGGCGTACATGGAGTATTTCGAGTGAGCGAGACACTGGACTACCGCGCTGCAGCACGCGAGTTGCTGCGCCGGCGGCTGTGTCAGGACTCGTTCAAGCACTTCGTCCTGTACAACGACATTCCCGGTTGCCCGCCGGCGCTGGCGCCCGACGTGGACACGCTCGAGATGCTGGGCGGCCCCGACGCGCTTCTCGCGGACCACCACGCGCTCATTTGCGAGAAGATCCAGGAGACGATGCAGACGCCCTTCGGCCGGCTGATGATTATGGCGCCGCCAGGCTCCGCGAAAAGCTCCTACGCCAGCGTCGCCGCGCCTGCGTGGGCGATGGGCAAATGGCCGAACGAGCCAATCATTCTCACCAGCTACGCGAGCGGACTGGCCGAGCGCCAGTCGAGCCGCGCTCAGCAGATCTGCGCCACTGAGGAGTTCCGGCTGCTTTGGGACGAGCTGCCGAAGATCGAGAAGGACTCGGTGAAGCACTGGACGCTCTCCAACGGGTCGTCCCTGTTCGCCGCGGGCCTCACGGCCGGCATCACTGGCTCTCGCGCGATGGGCGCCATCGTGGACGACCCGGTCGCCGGGCGCGAGGAGGCGGACTCGCCTACCATGCGCCAGAAGACAATCGACGCCTACCAGGACGACCTCCTGACTCGCCTCAAGCCAGGTGCGTGGCTCATTTTCATCATGACCCGGTGGCACGAGCTCGACCTGGCCGGTAGCATCCTGCCCGACGAGTACGCCGGCGAGACGGGCTGGGTGAAGTGCAAGGACGGCCTCGACTGGTACGTCATCAATATCCAGGCCAAGGCAGAGCGCGCCGACGATCCGCTCGGCCGGGCGCCGGGCGAGTACCTGTGGCCGGAGTACCTCACGCCGAAGCACTGGCAGATGTACGAGCTGGCCGACACCCGCGAGGCGCAGCGCCGGTGGGCCAGCCTCTACCAGCAGCGCCCGACCCCGTTTGGCGCCGGCACCTTCACCCCGGACATGTTCAACTGGTACGGGCCCGGCGAGCTGCCGCCCCAGCTCGCGCTCGTCGGCGGCTCCGACTTCGCTGTCACGGAAGCCGGTGGCGACTTCACGGAGCACGGACTGGCTGGCGTTGACCATCAGGGCCAGCTCTGGTTCATCGACTGGTGGTCGGGCCAGAAGACGACCGACGTGAGTATTGACGCCTTTCTGGACATGGTGAGCAACCACAAGGTGCCCTACTGGTTCAACGAGGCGGGAGTCATCGACAAGGCGGTGCGCCCTGCGATCAACAAACGGATGCGGGAGCGGAACGTCTACACCGTCCTGCAGTCCCTCCCATCGAACAAGGACAAGGTGTCGAAAGTGCAGTCGTTTCAGGCCCGCGCCGCATCGGGCTCCGTGTGGCTCCCGAAGGGCAAGCCGTGGGCGCACGAGCTGGTGGCTCAGTTGTGCGCGCTGCCCGCCGGCAGGCACGACGACAAAGCCGACGTGGCTGGACTTATAGGGCGGGCGATTGATAAGGTGCCGAATGCGACGCTGCCCGAGCCGCCGAAGCCGAGGGGCATAAAACCCTTTTCTGCGGCCTGGCTGGAGTACCAGGAAACCGATGAGAAACCCGCTGTGAGGTACAGGTAATGGCCGAATACGAAGAAGTCTCGCGTGTTGACACCGAGACGGAGGAAGACCTCGTCCTGCAGCGGCAGGTGAAAAAGGCGCTCGAGGAGCACGACACTGCGCTCAAGTTTGACGCCCCGGCGCGCAAGCAGTTCGCCATCGACAGGCGCTACGCGGCTGGCCGCGCCGACGCGACCTGGGCTTCCGACGCGAACCTCATCGGATCATTCATCGACGTGCTGGTGGCGTTCCTGTACGCCCGCGACCCCGACATGGACTGCCGCCCCGCGGAGCGCGTGGACGAGCAACCCACCTCGGACGACCACGCATTCGCCCGAACCCTGAGCCTCGTCATTTCGCGCCTGTGGAAGGACGGCCGGCTCAAGAAGGTCGCCAAGAAAGCGATCCGCTCATCCCTGTCCGTCGGCCCAGGCTGGTTCAAGGCCGTGATGCTGGCGAAGGCAGGCCGTGACCCACAAGTCGAGAGGGACCTGAATGATGCGCAAGAGAACCTGCAGCGGTTGCGAGCGACGGAGGCAGCAATTGAAGACGGCAGCGTCGAAGATCGCGAAGTCGCTGTCAAGGAAGTCGAGGAACTCATCGCCGCCCTCGAAGCCAAAGTAGAGGTCATCGTCCGCTCCGGCCTCGCCATTGACTTCGTGCGCGCCGAGGACATCCAGGTGTCGCTCGACGTGGCCGAGACATCGGACTACCTCGACGCGGACTTTATCGACCAGTCGATATACTGCCGCAAGGACGACTTGCGCAACCGATTCGAGATGCTCACCGACGCGGACGTGAAGCAGGCGACCTGCTACTACCAGAAGCGCCCGTACAGCGAGGCGGACAGCAACGACACCTACAGCAATGCCGACGCGGAAACCGGCGGCCAGTTCACGAAGGGCGCCCCGGGCGAGACGATGGGCGGCGAAGGCGAGAAGGCGGTGCAGTTCGCCAAGATCATCGAGCGGTGGGACAAGCGCACGAACCTCATCTACACCATGATCGACGGCCTCAAGAAGTGGGCCGTTGCGCCATACTCACCGCCCTTCTCCTCGACCCGGTTCTACCCGTTCTTTCAGGTCGCGATGTACGAGGTGGACAGCGAACGCTTCCCGCAGTCGCTTTCGTGGCGCCTGCGCAAGCTGCAGGATGAGTATTCCACTGCGCGCTCCAACGTCCGTCGCGTTCGGGAGCGCACCCAACCAGGCACCATCTTCAACGCGAGTCAGATCGACCCGGAGAACGCCCGCAAGCTCGAGAACTCGGTCGGCGCGGAATATGTCGGCATCAAACCGCTGAACGCCGACGCGGACTTCGGCAAGATCTTCGCGCCGAAGCCGACGGCAAGCATCAACCACAACCTGTACGATACCCAGCCGATTCTCTCCGACATGGAGCGGATCTCGGGTGTGCAGGAGGCCCTGCAGAGCTCCGTCCAGACGGCGAAGACGGCGACCGAAGCCGAGATCCAGCAGTCCGGCTTCGCGTCGCGCACCGACGCCGGGCGCGACGCGCTCGAGGACACGCTCCGCGACCTGGCGCACTACACGGCCGAGGTGGCGCTACAGGCCGTACCGGCCCAGCAGGCCGTCAAGATCGCAGGTGTCAAGGCGTTCTGGCCCGAGGGCATGGACATCGAAGACATCACGACGATGGTCAACGTGGACATTGACGCCGGCTCGACGGGCAAACCGTCCAAGCAGGGCGAGAAGGAGACGTGGAGCATCGTGATGCCGATGGTGCAGAAGATGCTCATGGAGGTTCGGATGCTCCAGACCATCGACCCCGGCCTGGCCGAGGCCATGATGAACCTCCTAAAGGAGACGCTCCTGCGCCTGGACGACCGTTTCGACATCGAGAAGATCATGCCGTCC